CTGTTATACATTACTAAAATAGCTTGATAGTCTATATTTTGACCGAAAGCCCATGCTGGCAAATATTCCGTTAACATTGTGCTTTTTTGATGTTGCGGCGGCATAAAAAGCATCAAAAAAGGGTGCTTGTCTGTCAAAATCCAATCTTGCAAAATCTTACAGACAAATTTATGATGCCAATTGAATGAAAATTCAGGCGGCGAAAGGTACCGAAGGAAAGTAAAAAAACATTTTCTTGCCTTCCTTTTTTCCCTTTCGTGTAATAATTCTAAATATTGCCTTTTATTTATCTTTTCGCCTTTCAAACTGTTCAATTTGTGCCTGTATTTCTGCGTCTGTCAGGGTTTCTTTGTCAAGTTTCACTGTCGTTTCTTGCTTGTCTTTGTAGTTGTGGTTATTCTTCAAGTCAAATATAGCCCCAGCGGCGCTGTAATTGCCTGAAAGAAGCCCTTCAATTTTACTTTGTTGTATTTGTAGCCTGGCTCTTTTTATAGTGTCCAAAAAGGGCTTTTTATTTTTGTCTGTGTAACCTTCATAATTTAGCAAGCTTTGACGGCTTGTAAAGTCCAGGGCTAAACAAAGGCCTTCAATAGTCAAAGGCCTGTTTTCTTCTTTCTGCTGGTCAAAATATGCCTGAACCTTTGCTTGAAATTCTTCTATTGTTTGAAGCTTTTTTTTTGCCATTTTTTATTTGTTTCTTTCTTGGTGTGCCTGAATGCAAAGTTGAATAAACTTAGAAATTTCAATACCTATTTTTATTCCCTGTACAACTAATTTTTCAGAAGTTTCAGAATTTAATCCTTTTACGTTTTTTGTAACGTCATTAATTATTGATTGGCTGTAAGATTCACTGTCTTTAAATTTAAGCCACTCTTCGGGAATATCTTTAAGCCCTTTAATAATTCCAGGCAATTTTATTGCATTGTCCCAAAGGGCCAAAGCTTCGGCAAAAGTGAATTTTTTATCTTCAAGGTCTTTAGCTATTTCAACACCTAATTCAACAGCCCAATTTAAAGTATTTTGAAGGCTGTTTGTTTCTTTTTTTGCTTTTTTTTCTTTTTTCATTTTATTTTATCTGTTTAAGTTGTTTATAATATACAAAAAAAAATTGTTTTAGTCGTCTTCTTGAAAAGTATTATTGAATTTACTTTGTAAAATTTCGTTTTCTGTTTGCCGGTCTTGAATTTTGCAGAATGTCAAAAGGCTATTCATTTTTTTGTGAAAATCAGCAATTAAATTTTCAAGCAAAATAATTCTTTCTTTTTGGTGCTGGTTTTCTTTAATCAGTATTTTTATTTTTTCGCTTTTGTTCATTTAATTAAATCTTTTCAAGTTGTATTTTTTAATTACTGCTTTTAATTTGTCAGCGTAACAGGTGCCTTTATAACAGCTTGTTGCATAAACTGTGCCGCCGTTTTGAACGTGCTTTTTTGATTGCTCAACAGTCAAGCCGCCGCACAAAGCAAAAAGCCATTTTTCAAGGGTTGGCTTTCCTTTTATTCGTTTTCTATATTTTAAAAGTAAATAGCTATGACTTCTTAAACAGTGCCATTTTGAAACGTAATTTGAAAACCTGTCTTTGTCGCTGTCATCTTTTGCAATAGTGAAGCCTTTTGTAAATTTTCGGTTCTTTCTGTGCTTGTGTCCAAATAAATTATTTGAAGCGGCCAGCTTTGAAAGTCCAAAATTGCTTTCAATTATTGCCTGTGCTATTACCAGGGCCGCCGGAATATCTTTAAATCTTTTCAAGTTGTATTCTTTTTGTGCTTCTTTGCCTATCCAATCAATAAAAATTTCAATGTGTTTAACCTTCCAGGCTTTAAACCTGGCTTTTGTTTTTGGGTTTTTTATATGTTGGCCTTTCCATTCTGAAGAAGAAAGCCAAAGCGGCCGGCGTTGTGGTATTCCTGAATCGTTATATTTTGCGGCGGCTGGTTTTTTGTCGTGCCTTCCTGGGTAAATTTCTGCTTTTATTTTGCTGTGCTTTGTTGTCTTTTGTGCTGTTATATTTTGCGGCTGGTAAGCGTCATATTTATTTTTAAAGCTGCTAAAGCCGTAATAAATCAAAGTAAATACTAAAATAAAAACTAATAACTTTAAAATTCTATTAATTAGCTTAGTCATTTTGTTGTGTTTTTGTTGTGTTATTAAAAATAAAAAAAGAAAAGCCGCTTTTAATAAGTTGAAACGACCTATTGAAACAATCCTATTGTTAAAAAATTTAATTTGATTTAATTTAATTTTGCGGCTTTTCTTATGTTTTAAAAAACAAAGGGCATGCCGTCACCTTATAAATATTTACTATATATCAAACCTATTAAAAAATAAATTTATAAAACAAAGCCCTTTGTTTATATCTTAAAAAAGGAAAAAAGAAATTTTAGTCTTAAAAAATTAAATTATCTAATTAATGTTAGAAAAATAATAATTGTTTTTATTTCTTAATTCCTTTTATTTTTTAAACCTTTTGAAAAATCTTTTTACAATTTGAACATCTTAATTTTTTTGTAAAATCACAGCCGGTTTTGTTTATAATTTGGCGTAGTAATTTTTCGCAAATTGGGCATTTTGGCCGCTTCTGTTTTTTATTCATTTTGTAAATTATAATTGTTTATGTCAAAAATTACAGCATCAAAATACAAAAATAATTCTGTTTTTGTTTTAAAAATCATTCTTTCTTTTTCTTGCCGGACAAAAACAAGCATTATTTCAGGATTAACAAAAACCGGTTCTTTGTCTTCAGGGCTTCCGGGCCTGTGCTTTTTTGCTGTTCTTATTTGCTTTGTATTTATTACCTGGCCTTCAATCATTTTAAAATACTTTTAATAATTAATAGCCGGCTATATTCATTAACAACAGCCGCTTTAAAGTTTTTAGTTTCAATCCCTTCTTTTAATTCTTTTAAAAGATTTCTAACTTGCATTTTTTCAGAAGCTTTTACTTCATTTTGAAGAAGCTTTTTTTTGTATTCGTTTTTTGTTTTTTGCTTTGCCTGGTTATAAATTTCAAGCTTTTCTTTTTCTGTAAAGTCAATAATTTTTTCTTCAAGCAATATTTTTGCCCAAAATGCCTTAATTATGCCTTCTTTTAATTCTCCTTTGTCAATATACCTTTTTTTTATTTCGCTGTAAATTTGGGCTATTTGTTTTCTAATTTCAGTGTTTTTTGCTTCCTTGTTTACATCTTCAGCCCGGCTTTCTTCAATTTGCTTTAAATTTTCATATTTTGCTAAGCATTTTTTTCTAAATTCAATATAAGCTTTTAATACTTTGCCAAGTATTTGAACAGAAAATTTTCCGTAATAGGTTTCAATGTTAAGCCCTTGAAACCTTCCGGCGGCCGCCATTTTGAAAGCTTCTTTTAATTCTTCAGGCGCTAATTGTGGGAACATAGTACAAACAAATTCAGCCGAAGCTTCAATAATTTGTTTGTTTTGTTCAGTTATCGGAATTTTAAAATTTGCGGCTGTGTAAGTATTTGCTAAAAAAAGAATTGCAAGCTTTAGGTTTTTATATAGTTCTTCTATTGCTTCGGGGTCGTTACTTTTTAAAATGCTTCTAATGTTGCAGATATTAGAGTTCAGTATTATTGAAATAGTCTTTGGTGGCGCTTGCACCTGTTGACAAATAGTCAGCATATTCTTTGTATAAGCTTTTTGTGTTGTCAGCTGTTTTTTCATTTTGTTGTGTTTTTTTGGTTTTATTAATTCTGTTTTTTGTCCATTGCGGATTAAAATTTGTATTTCCTTTTAAAATGCATTCTTCTATACTTTCAATTATTTCTTTGTTTGTAAATTCTTTTATTAATTTTTCAAACCTATAAACCTGTGCTTTTACTGTTGTGACATTTCCCCAGGAAGCGCCTTTTTTTTCTTCAAGATAACGCCAATATTTTAATATTTCATTTTTTAAAACCGGCTTGAATTCCGGCTTGAATTTAAAATTATTTAAGGTAATATCCAAAGCCGTTTTGTTTTCAAAAGAAAGAATTTTTTTATTTTGAATTTTTTCTTTTATAGTGTTTTCTTTATTATTCTTTCTTGTATTATTATTACTTGTATTATTCTTTTGTATAGAAGTTTTCTTCCTGGGGGGCTGGAAGCTTTCTTCCTGGGGGGTAGAAGTTTTCTTCCTGGGGCTGGAAGTTTCAAGCTTTGTTTCAGGTCTTATAATTGGCCAAATTTTTCTGTAAGTTCCGGCCGGGCTTCGTTGAATTTCAATTTTTATAAAGCCTTTATTTTCTAAAATTTGAAAGTTCTTTGAAATAGTTCTTTTTGTTGTTTCGTATAGTTCAGAAAAGTAAAAATTTGAAGCATTTGAAAAGCCCTTTTTATTTGAAAGTGCTGTGATTTCTGCAAACAAAATTTTTGCAATTGCTGGAATTTTTGCATATCTGACACAGGCCGGAAGTATAGCAAAATAATTCGGTTTTTCAATCATTTTAAAAGGGTGTTTGTAGCAAAAAAAAAGCCATTCAAAAGAAAAACAAAGGCCTGATTAGGGCAGCGGCAACAAAACACAACAATTGAAGCCTTCTTTGTTTTTCCTTCAAATAGCTTTTAAAACTATATTGAAATTTTATTTTCTTTTGGGTTGTGTTAGCTGTTAAGTAATCAATTTAACAGTAAAAACGGCGGCTTTAAAAATTCATCTCAATAAACATAGTTAAGAAAAAATTAAATAATTGCCGCCGCTATATTTTTACACCATACTAAAAATATAAAGCAATATACAAAAATATTTAAACACTTGTATTGTTTTATTAAAAAATTTTAATTTTCCAATTTATATTAAAAAAATCCAAAAGCTTAATTTGTAATTTTGTGCTGATTGGCTGACCTTTTAAAATTTTTATTAAATTCCTGGAGCCAATAGGGAACGGGTTTTTTGCTTTGCCTTCTTTTATTTGGTTTGCTGTAATGCGTTTAAACTTTAAAATTTCGTTGATTTTAGCACTTATTATATTTTCGGCGTCTGTTTGTACCAAAGACAAAAAAGCGGCCTTAGTTTGGCGCTTTTCTTTTGGTGTTTGTAAGTCTAAAAGTTCGGTTAAATATTTTATTTGTTTCATTTGGTTTGATTTTTTTATTGTTTGAAAAAAAATAGGAGGGTTACCCCTCCTTTGTTGATTGTTATTTTTTCCATCTTTTTGTTATTAATGTTTCTTGATTTATATAGCACCCAGAATCAAAATACCACTCTTTAACCTGTGTTCTTTTATGACCTTTTAATTTAACATTATTACAATAATATGTATTTGATGCCTTATGAGAATTTTCATTATATTGTTGCAATCTTTCATATTTATAAGTGTTTCCATTTTCACCTTCAATTATTGTTGTATGCAGTAAGTAATTCATAATTTTGATTTTTTTTGTTGTGTTAATAATTAAGTACAATACGAATATCGAAAAAAAAACAATACCGCGCAAATTTTTACGCGTTTTATTTCAATGTTTTTTTGTTTTATTTCATAAATACTTGATAATCAGTAAAACTTTTTTTAATTAAATTTTATATTTTTTAATACCAGGTTATTTTTTCGGGCTTTTTTTCAAAGAAATCAATAACAGCTTTAGCCAAATAAACAGCCATTTTAAAGACTTTAAAGACTTTAAAAAAGCCTTTCGCCGCTTTTATTTCTTTTGCAACCGGTAAGCATTCTATGAAAATTCGTTCTAAAAAGAAATGTATCTTTTCATTTTCCATTTTTAAAAGCATGTTTTGCTGTTCCAGCTTTGCAATTTTTGCCTGTTGTTGTTTTTTCATTTTGTTTTTTTTAATCGTTTTAATTCTTTAAGTTTTAGCGCTTCAGCCTGTTTTATTTTGCTATTAATATTTTCTATTGCCTGGGCTGTTTCTTTGCTGAATTGGTGCTTTATTTCGTCGGCCGGGTGTTTGTGGTCTATTGCTTGGTATATTTCAAAACGTGCTTTGTTTTTCGGGTCATTATGATACAACCAGGAAGCAACCAAAGAAAGCCTTTTTTTAATCATTGTTAATTTTATTCATTTTCAAAATATGAAACATTGAAATATAGCCGTATTTGTTGCCGCTTCCGTTTGTGGTTTTAATAAGCTTTATTTTTTCATGTTCTTTCATTTGCCCAGGACAAAGCCAGGTTTTATTTTCACATGGAATAAAAAGCCCGGTTTTGATATGTGCAACCAGGCCGGCAGCGTTTACTTTTTGCCTTTCAAAAACAAGCTGTGAAGGCTTGCAAAAATAAAAATTATCATTAATATAAAAAATTATTATGACATTGCAGCCGCTTTGTTCTAATCTTTTATAATTCATATAGCAATTAAATTCAATTGTTATACTGTGTTTTATTTCTGCAAACCAAAGGCCATTTCTTAAAATTAAGAAGTCAGGGCTGTATCTGACAGCGGCCGCCGTTGTGCTGTTGTCTTTGTTCAAGAAGCTTTCAATTTGTTTGTTTTTTATCTGAAATTCGCGGCCCATTTTTACAAAAGGAATCTGTTTTTTATTTAGTAAATCTTTGAAGCATTGTTCTGCAATTTGGCCTTTTTTAAATCTTTTATTCATATTATTTTTTTATAAAAATCCATAACCAATACAAACAGCATTTAAAATTTTATACTTAAATCCTGGGCTTAAATCCATTGAATACCGGTATTTATTCAGGTGCTTTTGAAGTTCTTTTTTATAGTCTTCGTTTAATTCTAAAACAGCCGGCGGCCAAAGTTGGCCGCGGTCTGTTATTTGGTAAGTAACTTTAAAAATTTTGTTCATGCTTTTACTTTTTATATTTGCCTAAAACAATTTTATACCTTTTTGAAAGTCCGTCATAATGATTCATAAGCCTGTTAAATTCAGCTTTCTTTTCCTGGGCTTGCTGCCTTTCTTCTTTTAGCTTTTTTTCAAGCTGCTGAACTTCTAATTTCAAGCCTGTATTTTCAATCTGAAGTAAAAGCTTGTCAAGCTTATGCTGTGTTTCTTTATCCATTTTTTATAATTTTTAAAGTTCAAAATCTTTAGGTAAAATATCATCATAAAGCCCGGCGGAAATATCGCGCCTATACTCAATAGATTTTTCTTTATATCGCTGAATTTCGCTTTCTTGTTTTTGGGCTTCTTCTAAGGCTTTCAATCTTGCCTTTTCGTCTTCTGAAATAATGCTTTTTTCTTTCATGGGTTTTTTATTTTGCTGGAAAGTATTTATTGATAATTCTTTTTTCTTCTTGATAGAAATTATAAGCAATTTGAACGTTTATAACTTCTATTAAATTTCTTACATCAAAACAGCGCCAATCATATTTTTCCAAATCATAGTACTTTACTATGTACCAACATTTAGAAGCGCCGCCTTTAAAATCGTAATCAAAAGAATCATATTGAGTGGTACCGAATGCTTTGCGAATTTCTCCGGATTTTTTCAGGAAGGTAAAGTTTACTTTTCCGCTTTTAAGCTTGGCTTGAATTTTTAATTTCTTCCAGGCAAATTTTAAAGCCTGTGACCAGGTTTGAAAGTTGGTTTTAATTTGGTGTGCAAAGGTAAATACTTTGCTTTGGATTGAATTTTTCATTTTGTTGTGTTTGTTGTGTTAAAAATTGGGGCTTTTACACCCCTTGTTTATTATTTAGTTATGATTAAAGGAAAGTTTTTATTAAGTTTAATTCTTCCTTTCTTTACATTATTAAATAAAATCATAAAATTATTATATTCTTTATGGTTAGGTGTGTATTTAGATACATTAGGATATAATTTTTTGAAATCATTTAAAGCATTTTCAAAAGGTTTCATAAAAATAATTCTTTCTTGTCTTCTTTCTTCTTTGGCTTTGTTTACTTTTGAAGTGAATTCTTTTTGTGTTAAATCCCAATTTTTTTTAACGCATGAACTCCCCAGGTTTAAAATTTCGCCCTGTTCAGTTTCTACAACAAAAACACCTTTTAAGCCTGTTTTTCCACAATCACAAGTGTTTTTTGAATCTGTATATCCTAAAATTTTCATAATGTTATTTTTTTTGTTGTGTTAATAACCAAGTACAATGTAAATATATAACCTTTGTTCCAAAAAAACAAACTTTGTACAAGTTTTTTTTCATTTTCAAGCAAAAAAAGTGCTAAAAGTGCCAAAATAATGCTTTCAGGCACTAAAAAAAGACAAAAAAAACAGATTTTTTTTTCAAATTCCTTTTAAATGTATAATAATACAGCCCTTTTGTCCGTAAACCTTTGAAATATTATCTTCTTTACATATTAAGCAGTCATCTTTGAAAACAAGGCCTTGCATAGAATCAAGAAGCAATTTTTTTAAATTGTCTGATAAGTCCGGCCTGGTTGTTTTTTCTATTGTTCCGCCCTGGGCAAATAAAGCCAGGTTTTTTTTGATTTTGAAATGCTTTGCCAAAGGCTGAAAAACAAATTGAAGCTTCTCAATATAAACTTTTTTTGTAAACATCTGAAAACCCGGCGGAAGCTGTGCTTTAATTTGATATTTATATTTTAATTCAATTAGTTTGTATTTCGCCGGCTGATAAAATACTTTTTTACCTTTCCAGCTTCGGCCCTGTTTTACTGATTGCTTTGAAATTGGCTGGCCTTCAATAATTAATTTTAAACTTTTCATAATAGTTTTAAAATTTCTTTTGTTTGCTCATCTCTAAGTTTAGCCGCTAATGGAATAATATTTTTAAATTTAGCCTGTATTTCTTCATCTTTTTCAATTCTTACAATATGCAAAGAAAGCTTTGAATAAGGGCCGGCCATTAAATCCGGGTGGAAGCTTACAAAGTCGCACCAATTGCGGCCAGTGCAAAAAATTTGGTGCTGGCATTGAAACCAATATTGAACAGAACGCCGCCGCAAATCTTCAGCCGTTTTAATATGTAAAATATTTTTTAAATGGTTTACCTGGTTAGGACATTTAAATTCAGCCAGGCCGTCTTCATTTACTAATAAATCCGGGCTGCTTCCGGTATCGTTTCCAAATTCAACAAAGCCAACATCTAAACCATTAAAGCCGGTATATTTAATATATTCTTCTTTTGCCCTGTGTTCATTATCAAGGCCCCACTGCATAGAATCGTTCGAAAGTTTAAAATCTGAAAAAGAAAAAAGAAATTCAGCCGCCTTTTCTAAAATATGATTTTTTGCGCCCTGGCTGAAGCAGTGTACATTTTTTAAGGCGCTGCAAAATTCAAAAATTTTTTGTGTGTTTTCTGTAGAAATGCCGGCTTTTATTTCTTGTTTTAGCTTCATAAGGTCACAGCCTAAAATATTAAATTGTTTGGCCGCAAAATTTACTTCTGAACATGTGGCCGCTGTGTCTTCAGAAAGCCAGGCGCCCCGGTTTACTTCTTTAAGGGCTGCCGCCGTTCTTGCTGCTTTTGTTGCCTGTGTGAATAGCTTAAAAATTTCACTGCTGGTAAATTTGCCAACCCGAATTTCAAACCATGCCGGCGTTCGTTGCTCTATGTTAAAATGTAGAATTCTTTCTTTTGTTTTTTCTGTTAGTGTTTTCATTTTTCGGCTTTTTGCAATGTGCTTAAATTGGTTTTATATATTTCAATAAGTTCTTTGTCTGTGTGCCAGGTTTTTTTTGTTGCCCAAATCTTAATAATTGCCGCCGCTGTTGCTGCCTGTTTCAGTACCTTTTCAGCTGCCTTTCTTTCTGCCTGGCTTAAAATTGTATCTGTTGCATAATCAGCTATCTTTTCGTATCCTTCAACTTCAAAGCGGCCTTCATAAACATCTGAAGAAAAGCCCAGCTTTGAAAGTGCTTTACTTATTGTGTTAGTTTCTACTTTTTTAAAGGCTTCTGTATCTACAATATATTTGCCGCCGGCCGACAAATAACAAAGTTTTATTGAATTGCTTATTTCAAAGCTGCCGCCAGGATAGAAAAATACTGCTTCAAATATAATCAATTTTATACTATTTTCAAGGTCTAAAATTTCCCGGCGGCAATCCATTAAACCCCAACTTTGCCCATAATAGCCAAAAATTTCAGTAGCTTGTTTAAGCTGCTTTTGTGGGTTTATAGCTGAAATTTTCCGGCCTGAAATGTTAGCCGTTTTTAGCCAGGCCGGGTCTGTTACTTCTACCCTTTGCCAAAGCTTTAAATTACATTCTGTTTTTTTTGTTGTGTCTTTCATTTTATTATATATATTTCATTATTAAAAACAATGTTAAACTTTTGACCGGTAAGGTCAAAATATTTTTTTAAATCTTTTATTTTTATGTTTTCACTTTTTAAAACCTGTTTAAAAGTTCCGTATTTAAAGCCAAGCTTTCCGGCCGCTTCTTTCTTGTTTATTCCTGTGCTTAAATAAGCCAATTTTGAAAACGTCAAAGCCTGGAATTCTTCTAAAATAAAATCTTTATACTTTACAGAAAAAGGAATTTCAAGCCCTTTAAAAATTCTTTTAATTGCGCCTAATGTTTTAAAGCCGGTTTTTATATTATATGTTAATTGGCTTTTTGAAATGCCGGCTTTTTCTGCAATTTGCCGCTGGTTTAATCCTGTGTAAAATTGCATTAAAATAAAAAGCTGGTTCAATGTTATTTTTTGCTGTATCATTTCCATAATGTATTAAATTTTGAATTCAAAAAATCTTTGTAATGTTGCAACATTTCAAGAAGTGTAAAACTTCCAGCATGTTGCAATAAAACATAAAAATAATTTGAAGAATAGATTGAATCTACTTTGTGAGATAGGTAATTTTGAAAGTCTGACAAGTCAAAAAATACAGGCTGTAATTCTTTGCCATTTTCGTCTTCTAATAAAAAAGCCGCGTTTTCTTTTTGGCCTTCTATGTGCTGCAATAATTTAACGCCGTATGCATAAACTTCTAATTTTTCGCTTTTTTTAGTCATTTTTATTTATTTGTTGTGTTTAATAATAAATCAAAAATATAGTTTTTGTTTTAAAAAAACAAACTTTGTAAAAGTTTTATTATAAATAAAAGAAAAAAAAGGCCGCCTAATTTAGACAGCCCCCACAAAAAAAACAAAATGAATTTTATTATTTTGATGTTTTAAGGCGTTTTTTTAGCCGTTCGCATCTTTCGCGCTGCTTTAAAATAAAGTATTTTATTTCTTCAGCGGCTTTTGTTGCCGCTTCCTGGCTTACAGTCATTTTAATTAAATTTTGAATTTATAAGAATGCTTATATTTTCAACAGTGCTAGTAATTTGTTGTAAAGCTTCAAGGGTTTCGGCGTCGCGTTCTCTTATATATAAATTTAAAATTTTTAATTCTTCAGCATGTGCTTTTTTGGCTTCTTTTAATTCTTCTTTGTGTTCTTTTTGGTCATGGTTTGCTTTGTTCCATAATGAAAAAAGAGAAATTGAAAGCACTATAATTACCGGCGTTTGTTCAAGTAGTTTCAACAATAATTCATTCATTTTTTAGCGTGTGTTTTATGTGCTTTTTTTATGCATGATTTAATAAAAAAGAAGCGAATTTTGAATAATAGCTTGTACTAAAAGTCCAAAAAGCGGCCGTTGAATCAAAGGTTGAAGGAAGTTCTGAAACGTAAGTATAAGAAGCTTTAACCATGCCCATAAAACGAGCGCCTGTAGAATCTAAGCCGGCCGGCGTGTCTAAAAATTGTGTTGTATAAGAAGAATGATTTCCTACGCTTGCAGTATCTGCAATTAATACATTTAAATAAATACCTGGTAAAAGTGTTGTGTCTGTAATTGTAACAGTTTGCAAACCTGTTGCCGCTGTATTCCAGGTGTTAATATTTGTATTTTCTACTCTTTCCCAAAGTGCAGTACTTGTATTATATTTATAAATTGCTGTAGTAAGGTTTCCGCTTCCGGCTGTGCCTTTTTCTATTGTGCAGCCGTTTATTATTAGTTTTGAATCTAAACTATAAGGAACGGCCCAAAGCTTATCTGTTTGAGTGTAACCGCTTGCACTTGTATAATTTCCAACAGTTGGATTTATTAATGTTTCGTTTAAATATTTATGATGTGCCGGCGGCGCGCCGCCGCCTGTTTCTATAATAAAGCCCATTTTTAAAACTGGTTTAAATATTCGTTAATTAAAGAAATATATTTTTCTTTTCTTTCTTCTGTATAAATTGAATTTGTTTCAATTAATGGTAAATATTTTGCTATGCTTGTAATTGCGCCGGTTTGGGCAAAGGCCAAAATATCACGAAATTTTAAAAGTAAAGCTTCTGACTGTTCTGTATTTATTCCCTGGTTCCTATTGTCCTGAACAAAAGTAAATATTAAAGAATTGCCAAAATATAAGTCTTTTTCAAGCCTTTCTTCAATTGTTGGCGCTGTGTAAGGTGCTATATATTCAACAGAATAACCGGCGCCAAAAGAAGCGGCGGCCGCCAAAGCTTCAGCTTCATTTTTATACTTTTCTATTACTGACCAGGCAGCCTTTGAAATTTTATAATAATTCATTTTTATTTTTTAATGGTTATTAAAACTGTGCCTGTGCCGTCAAAAGTACAACTTCCGGCGGAAGAATCGCTTTCAAAATTAGCGCCTAATATTTTGCTGCCGTCCAGGTCGTATGGGTATTGAATTACATTTGCGTTAATTGTTACGTCAATTGTCCCCGAACACACAAAACTTATTTTTTCCCAGCCTGAAACCACAACGGCCGCCGGGTTTGTAAGCTGTTGCTGTGTCGGGTCATTGGCCCCGCCTTGGCCGCTGTTCAATTCGTTTGCCTGTTTTGCAAGTTCTCGAATTTGCGTTTCTAAGTCTGCAAAGCTTCCGGAAAATGAAACGCCGTTAATGCTTGTAATTGTAGTGTTACAAAGTACTGAATTATTATATTTATCTTTTATTAATAATTGGTTTAAATTGTCTTTTGTATCTACTTCGATTTTTGGCTGCAAATAAGTTTCAATAGCGCCGGTAAAAGCGGAAAGTTTTCCGTCTTGTAAAATTGTTATTGAATCAATCATTTTTTATATTTTTTATATTAATATATAATTATTCCCAAATCTGACCCGCTGGCGGTTTCTGTGCAATCTGTTTCTTCGCAACAAGGGCAAATTTTGTCTTCAAAAAGTGTAAAAGTTGTTTTATTATCGCAAAGATATTCTATAATAAAAGGCCGCCTTTTTTCCAGGTGCTGAAGCTGTGTATCTTGCATAAATTTTAAACCGTCAATTCCGCTATTGCTTGAAAATTCTGTATTGTTTAAAAACAGGCCATTGCTTCCGCTTTGTAAAACTATTTCAGGCAAAGCAACAAAATAAACAGCGCGAGAAAGAAAAGGCAAAAGGTACTGTTTCCAAAGTGTTTCATAAGCTGCAACAGTTGGAAAAGCTTGTACAATCGGCCCCAAATCAGCATTATAATTTGAAGGCGTGCTGTTTTTGTTTGCCAGCAAATCTTCATAAAAAGTTTTATTAATTATAGGCTTCAAGAATCTGTCTTCAGCTAAATGAATAACACCGGCAATTTTTGAAGCATCAAAGCGGCTGTTTAAAGGTGCGGCCGTTAGTATTCCGGTGTTTACTATTTCCGCCGCTTGTATTAAAGTTGTTACTGTTGCCATTGTTTTGCGTTTTTTCTGTTTCTGTTTTAAGTGTTTGTTGTGTTTCAGTGTCTAAGGCGTCAAAGCCTAATATTTGCCGCTGTTCGTTCTGTAATAATAGTTCTTTAGGGTCTAAATAAGAAGCTAACGAAACCGGGTTCATGTTTGCAATTTCTAACATAATTCCCTGTAAAGCCGGATTCAATAAAGCGTTTTCTTTTACAAAAGGATTTACAATAGATTGAAGAATTTTTCTTCTTGCCTGTTTTATGCTTGTGTTTATTACGTAGTCAAGCTCGTCTCTAATCTGCTGATTGCTGCCAAGTTTTCCGGCTGTTGCAAGTCCGGCCAGGCTCATCGTCCAGCGATTGGCGGTAACTATTGCTTGACTTGCTAAGGCTTGCAAATCCATGTAATTACCATCATTTTTATCTTCTAATACCTGGGCATTAAGTTTGTACTTTTCATCCCTTAAAACTTGAACCAGCATTTTACTGTTTCTTCCGGTATCTGTGAAAGTGTCTTCAACAGAAGCAACTAATTTTTTTGCTTCTTCCTGTGTAAGGCTTCCGAAAAATTGCAAAATTGCGGAAGGTACAAAGCCGTTTTTGAATTTAGAAATATTATACTTTGGTATTCTATATTCTATTTCAGCCCAAAAGCGGCCGGCCACATTTTCAGGAAGGCCCCAATAAAAGAAGCCGGCACTGTATTGTTTTATGTGTATAGCTGTGCGGCCTTTTGTGTTAAATTCCGGGTACAGTGGAATAGTTCTTATTCCTTTATTTGTGCCGGTTTGGTTTTCCCAATTTTCAGAAATGCCAATTTCTTTAACAATATTGTTTTCATTTGCCTTTTTTATAGCTACTTTATACAGCGGCACATGATACAAATAAACAACTTCCTGGCCTTGCCTGGTTCCCTTTACGAGTTCTACAATAGAATTTCCAAAGGCCCACCAATCAAAAACAGCCTTTTCAATTACTTCTTCTAAGGTTTCATTGTTTAGATTAACCGAAGAAATTAAATTGTTCATTTCTTCAATGCCGGTATCTGTAACAGCCAGCTTTTTTAACAGGCGGCGGAAGGTCTGCAAAAAAGGTACTTCTTTTGCCTGTACAGCGTTGAAGCCTTCGCCCATTGTTAAAGAAGTTTTTTGCTGTATTACATTTCTTAAAGTTGTACTGTTGTTTATCAAAGCCATTAAGCCTTTCAAAAAGCTGCTGTTCGGGTCAAAAAACCGCACCCATTGCCCATTAATTAAGTAGCTTTCATCTGTATTAAACCGGTCGGGCTGAAATTCCCTTATAAGGTCTTCTTGTAGTATGTCGGTGTCTATACCTTGGCGAATTGTCGCGCTTGCCAAAATGCCCTTTTGTGGCCTTTTTATGGCCTGTTTTTTACTGTTCTTCCTGGTCATGTGTCGCGGGTTTTGTTGGTGGTGCTTCGTGTTTGAAATCCGGCGGAATTTCTCCGACTAAATAACGGCCAACCGTCTTTTCATCATGTGAAAGTTTGAATTCAACTAATTCTTCAAGCGTCATTTCGCCTAAAATTCTTGGCTCATCAAATTGAAATTTTCCACATGTGCCAACAAAAGCCAATCTTTTGTATTTTTCTCTAACTGTCAAAATATTATCAAAAGCCTTTTTCTTTTTCTTTGCCATTTTGTTTTTGTTTGTGTAAAAAAATAGGGAATAGAAAATATAAGTTTCTTCTATTCCCTAATATATAAAAATATAAAATAAAATCAATATTTTATACAGGTATTCCAGCTTCGCCAGGTGTCCAAACAGCAGCCTTTTTCGTGCTTATTGCTGTAAGTGTAATAATTTCCTGGTTTGCGTCACTTTTTGCCGTTCCGCTGGTGCCTTCAACGCCTGTTAGAAAAGCTTCTTCTGTTTCAGAATATCCCCAAATCCAGGAAGTACCGGTATTTTCGCCATGAATCGCAACCATACCACAACAACAATCAGCCAAATCTTTAATTAAGTTAACATCTGCTTGTTTTCGGCCGTTCCAATTCATTGTAAACGTTTGCGTAACTTGTGTTGCGCAATTTTCATTCGTTACACTTTCAGAAAAAACCGCTGTATTTGGTGCAAATTGGAATTTGAAAAATACCGCTGTACCTGGATTCATTACTATTCCTGTAGCATCTCCGCCGGCGCCTATTGTCACGCTGTCTACGTCTTCAAAATCTACTAAATAAAGGAAATTACAACCGCCTGAAATAGCTGTTGAACAGCTGCGAGTTCTTCCCCCTGTAATACAAGTTGCCATAATTTATAAAGTTTTTGTTTCTATTAATAACCTACAGCCATTAAAGAAGGATGAACATAATTTGAACCCATTTTACCGTTTACTTTTACGTAAGTTTTTTCCTGTAATTGGTCATAAAAAACTAAAACAGAAGCCAAAGAAGAAAATAAATCTGTAGCAAAAATTAAGTTTTTCGGCGTAGTGTATAATATTTGATGATGGTCTGCAAGTCCTAAATCAGCGCTTGTATAAACGTCCCAATTCCAATTAGGTTTTACAGGAATTCCGCGGAATGTCAGCTGTTGCGCGCCGTCAATCACTAACTGTCGGCCAGCATCTCCGCCCCCTGAATTTTCTAAGTCTTCGCGGTACTGCTCATAAATAGAACCTGAAACAAGAAAAACTTTTTCGTTTGTTGGTAATCCTTTTAGCGGTAAAGCAGCACTTTCGTAAACGCTACGAAGTAAAGCTTCGCCCTGTCCAGCTGCCAAAGGCGCCCCGGAACCAGTCGCAGTATAAGGAACAGAAGCCGCAGCAACTAAGGCCGGAATGTGAACAGTCCAAAGGCCGTCTGTTATGTCATAATCTGCTGAAGCGCTCGCTTTGTCGCCAAACCAAAATAAACGCATATAATCTAATAAGGTAGCGTCTTTAACTTTTTGTATTAAGTATTTAAAAATTTCAGTGCCGGACATGTCAAATTTCATATTTCCTTTCTTCAATTTTTCCTGTAATACTGTGCTTTTGAATTCGTCGTAACACTGTTCAATGTTGATTTTGACTTCATCGACGTCAATTTCTCTTTCTGTTATTCCGAAATTACCGGCGGCAGAAAAGCCGCAACCTGTATTTTTTCTAACAATTTTTTCAAGCTTATCAACATATTGAAGCTTCCTTTTGTAGACCACGTCCGGAAGTACTGTAAAATCTCCTATGTTTAAAATGTCTGTGAAAATTGGTTCAAAAAACAATTTTTGTGCTTCAATTCCTTTGTAAGAAACCGAAAATTCATGCTGTATTGTTCCCATTTTTTTTAAAATTTATTTATTAATTATTGAAATATTGAACCAAAAAAGTTCATAAATTCTTTATGTTTTTTCGTTGGTGCAATTAGTGCTTCAATTGAAGCTTTTTCTGTGTCTAATTTTTCCCCGGCACCGGCTGAAGGGCTGCAAGCCGCTTCTTCTAATTCTTTCAGGGCTGCTTTTAATTGTTTTACTTCCGCTTGAAGGTCTCCTTCTTCTTCTTGCTGTGTTTCAGCTTCAAAAGAAATTACTTCTGTTGGTGTTTCTGCCTGTGTCAAAGCTTCGTCTTCAGGTGTTATTTCAACACCTTCAAAATTTGGCTGTTCTGCTGGCGCTTCCGCTGTGCTTTCAGCGTCTAAATAAAAGCCGTTTTCTTTTGCTATTAAAATAGCTTTTTCAATTTCTGCCTGTTTGTCTGCTTGTTTTTGTGCTTGAATATCAGCCGTTAATTTTTCGGCTTCTGCTGGGTTAGAAACAAACCAGGCTTTCACCTTTTCAAAAAAGGTTTCTTTTGTTTCTTCTGTTTTATCTTGCATAGTAGCAAAAGTTTTAAATTGATTAAGTAATTTAACAGGCACATTTTTAAAATTCTTTGTGCTGTTGTATATGTTTTTATAATTGCTTTTGTTTAGAAATTCAACGCCTTCAGTCACTTTGTCAATGAATCCGGCTTCGTAAGCTTCTGAAGCTGTGAACCAGGTTTCATTTTCAACCCATTTTTCAATTTGCTTTTGTGTCTTTTCTTCGCTGCCGTCAATTAATTTTCCATTTTCAGAAATCTTTTGAAGGTAAGTTTGTACAAGTTCCGCTTTCATTTTATCTAAAAGCCCGGCTGTCTGCCGCAAATCTTCGGCTTCTCCGCCTATTGCCGCCCAGGGTTGATGTATCATAAAATAAGAACCTTTTGCCATGCTTACAACATCGCCAGCCAAAAGAATTTTTGTAGCGATAGAAGCTACAAGGCCAAAACCTGAAGTATTAACAGGTTTTTTATATCCTTTTATAAAGTCCGCTATTGCTCCGCCTTCTGTGACACTTCCGCCGGGGCTGTTTATTTGAATATTTAAACGTTCTGCTTTGCTTTCTTTTATTTCTGCTGCAAGGTCTTGAAGCCCTACATTCCAAAAAGAATCAATTTCGCCATTTATTAAAATATTGGCTTCATTTTTTGCTGTATGTTCAAACGTATAATTTTTCATATTACAAATATAATTTATTTTTTTTCTTGCTTTGGTCGAATTTTGGGAATTAATCTATTTTCAAACCTAAAAGCCTTTTGAAATCTTTTTAATATTACTTTTATAGTACTTTCTTTTACACTTACCTGTTCTTCCAGCTGCCAAATAGCGAAGCGCTTAATTCCAAAGTTTTCTTCAAGCGCTTCAGGGTATTTTGATATTACAATAAATCTGTTTATTGTAATATCTTTTATAAGGCTTCTATTTATAATATATTTAACAAAATTTTCGTTTGTTGGTTCCTGGCTTTTACGTTTGCAAAAGCTTTCAAATTCTTCAAGCAGTATTTTTAAAAATTCGTTTCTTGTTGTTTCCATTGTCGGGCCAGGCTTCGCATTACTCCAATAACTTTCGACCTACAACCGCCGCAGCTTTCTTGTTGTTGGTCGTGTTTTGATGCAATATATTTATTATAAACTTCAAATAAATAAGTTTGATGTTTTGAAGGACAAAAAGGTAAAAACTTTTCAACGTGTTCAATAACTTCAATAATATCTTTAAATATTTCACGCGGTATTCTGTGATTAATAGCCATTTTACAAAGTTGTTAACGTGTTTAAAGTGCTGTCATTATCTTGCAAGTCTTGTAAATTGTTTAAATCCTGGACAACTTGCAGCCGGTCAATTCTTGCATTTATTGCCGCTGTTCTGTCTTCAGAAGCTTGTAAAAATTGCTGAAAAGTTGTATTTATTCCGCCAGCCTGGCCGCCTTGTGGCGCTGTTAATACTTCGCCTAATATTCCGCCGTCTGCAAAAGACTTGCCGCCGCCGGCCCGGTTCAAAGCTGATAGAATAGGCTTAAACATTTTTGTACTTTTTTTATTTATTACAGCTTCGCCGCCTTCCAATTCTCCGAATCCTGTCTGTATTCCGCCGGCACTGTGGGCCGGGCCTTTTAATATTCCGCCTTTTGCAAATTTTTGGCTTGATATGGTCGCAATCTGTACGGCTGTTGCTACGGCTGTAGCTGCCGCTGCTATAAATGAAGCCGGCGGCGGAAGTGTGAAAGCATTGGCAATACCTAAAGCGGCGGCAATTATAGCCTGTGTTATTGCAATTGCTTTCTGTGTTTCTGCTTGTTTCTTCCGGGCTTTTTCTCTGTTTTCTGTTTCTTTTTTAAGTGCTTCTTCTTCCTGTTCTACTTGCTGAAGCAAAAACTTTTTTTGAAGTCCGGTCGCTGCTTGAAGGTCTTCGTTTAAATTTGTAATATTTTGCTTTCTATTTTCAATTGCCTGTTCAAAGCGTGCATTTTCCGCCTTAAAAGCAAGCTCTGAAATGTCGGCAATTGCTTGAATTGTAACATTTACGGCGTTTACTATTGCCGCCGTTGTTTGTTTTCTTATTTCTGCCTTCTTTTCTTCTGTTGCCTTTGCGTCTTCAATTTCTTTTTTGTCTGCTTCTTCTTCTGCTTTGTCAATTTTTACCTGTTGTTTGTCACGTTCTTCTATAAAGTCAGTAAATTCAGCCTTCCAGGCGGCGGCTTTCTTTTCTGTTGCTGCCTGTTTTATGTCTTTAATTTCTGCTTCATGCTGTTTTAGTTGTGTTTGCTTTACTTCGTTTCCTTTTTGTTGCAAAGCAATTATTTCATTATTAGACTTTGTTTCAAGGTCTTTAATTTCTGCTTTGCTTAATTTTTCCAATTCCAGCCGCTTTTTAAGTGCTTCTTTTTCTTTTTGTATAAGCGTGTCAATTTCTTTTTGAAGCTGTGCCTGTTCTTTTTCAAAATCAAGCTGCTTCTGTGCTAATACTTTTTTGTTATTGTCTTTTATTGCATCAATTTCAAGCTGTGCAAGTTCAGCACTTAATTTCAAAAGCAAGCTTTGCCGCCCTTTGGCGTTCTGTTCCATGCTTTTTTTAAGGTCTGCTTCTGCCTTTTTCCGGTCTGCTTCTTTTTGTTTTGCAACGGCTGCGGCTTCTTTTTTTGCTGCTTCAATTGCCGCCTTTTTTGCTTCTTCTGCCGCTTTTTGTTCTTCTTCTGTTTGTTTTTCTTTAAATTTTGAAGTGTCGAAGCCTTCAGCTTTTATAACTTCATTAAGGGCCTTTTTTTCCTGTTCAATTTGGGCCAAAAGTGTTTTATTTTGTTTTATTCTTTTTTCATTGTTTTTAATATATGACTTTACCGATATTAAAGCGGTATTCATGCCTTCTTTGCTGTTTGTTGTGCCGGTTTTTACTGCTTCTTGCCTTTCTTCTTCTAATCTTATAGCGTTTCTATTAAGTGCCGCTTCTTCCCTTAATGCAGCTAAACGGCGTTTTGTTATGTCAATGAAATTTTCTTCTGTTGCCAGCAATAAAATCTTTTGTTCAAAGGCTTTGTTTCCGGCCAGCTGTGCCGCTGTTATTTCTTCAAGGGTTGAATTTTCATCTAATAAGTCCGGTAAATAATCCTTATATTTTTTGTTTATGTCTTCAATTAGCTGCTTTCTTGCTTCCTGTGATATGTTGCCCCGTTTTAATGTTTCTATTTCAGCATTAAATTGGTGCTGTAAATCTTCAACGCCCTTAGAAGCTTTTTTTGCCCCCAGGTCAATACCAAAAAGCCCTTTTGAAACAAATTCAAGGCCATTTAAAAAGCCTTTTAAAGGCCCGGCCACAACATCAATAAGAAACATTCCAAGTTTTTCTAAAATAGCAGAAACCCGGCCAAAGCTTTCAGATAAAGAACGGGCTGCTTCAGAACCTTCTTTGTTCTTGTCTACAAGCCGCTTAATTGCCCCGCCTATTTTTCTAATGCCCTGGGCTATTCCACGACCTATAAAAATTGCACCGGCCGCCTTTCCTAATTTTCCCAAAGAAGAAGCATAATTTCCAACATTCCGCCGGTTGTCGCCGGTCTGTTTTTCCAACTTTTTCAGCTGGTTTGTTAATGCTTTCTTTTGTTGTATAACTTGTTTGGCTGTTTTGCCTGTTTTTTCATTTACTTTATTGCTTTTTATTTCTTCTTTTGTAAGTTTTTTCCATTGTATTGTAGTTAAAGCCAGCTTTGCTCTTAATTTTTCAATTTGGCCGCTTTCTTTGCTTGTTAAAATTGCTGTTTGTTTAGCAATTTGCTGCCGTTCCCGGTTTGCCAGCTTTAACTTTTGTTTTGTCTGTAATTCTTTGTCAGTTAAAACAATTACTTCTTTTTTTGTCTTTTGTGCCTTCTTTTCTTCAGCCCCGGCTGCCTTTACGGCCTTTGTAACTTCTTTATATTCAGAACCTAATTTTTTAACAACCTTATTGCCATTGTCAAAGGTTTTAAAGCTTTTTGAAATAGCTGTTCCGGCTGTTTGTGCTGTTGTGCCAAATTGTTTTAGCTGCCTTTCTGCTGTTCCTGAAACGCTGTAAATTTCTGCAAGGGTTCCAGCTACTAAAATTAATTGAGTGTTCAAAAGGCCCATTAATTTAGTGACTTTTGTTATGTCTTTTTGGCCTTTTATTTCTATTTTAAAGCCAACTATTTTTTCAGCCATTGTTTAAGATGTTAATAATGAAACAACCGAAGAAAGAAGGCTGTTTTCAATGTTATTTAAATTTTCTGTTCCAGGTGCAACGTCTACATAAAATGTAAATTTTGTGGGGCTATCCTTTAAAGGGTTAAAGCCGGTTATTTGTTGCACTATGTATTTTTTTGAATCAATATAAGCTTTTTCCCTAAATGAAAAATTTATAAAATCTAAAGAATTAAATTTTATATAATTATTTCTAATTTCTCCAGTGTCGTTCCTGGTCATTTGCTGAAGGTAAAAGTTTTGTAAAAGGCCAGGGCTTTCAATGCCGTTTATTGTCTGTGTATCAAATCCAATATTCGGGTCTAAGCCGCTGCTGTCGTTATAATTTACCATAAAGGCAACCGGAACCGCTGCCGGGCTGCCAAGGTATTCAAATAATTCTATTGTGCCGTCGTTATCGGCCCAGCTGCCGCCGGTTCTTTGCCCGGCAAAATATAAAATTCTTGGGCTTATTTCTTCGGCCTTTGGGCCTGTTGTCGCTGTTGGGTCTAAAATGTAATTCTGTGAATATATAAGCGGAAATTGTGGCACTGTGTTTGTATTTGGATATTTTGCCAGGTGGTCTAAGACATGTATAGTTTTAACAAAGAAAGGCACTTCAATTTTTTCTGTTTTTGTAAGGTCTGCGCCTGTTAAAATTTGGTATTTTGATTGATATATTTTTAAAGGGTTTGAACCTTCAACAAATTCAATAGTTGTTTCAAAAGAATCTGCTTTATATTGAAAATCATAAACGCCAGGCAAAGCCGGAAATTCAAAACTTCCTTCTTTGTTATAGTCTATTATTTTACTATAATCTTTTTGTATAGATGTTTTATAAAAGCCTTCTGTTTTTTGGTCAACTGTTGCCGGGTATCTTGCTGTTTCCTTATATGTATCTTTGGGTTCTATTGTTACAACTTTTGAAAATTCATCTGTTTGAAAGTCTAAATTAAACATTGCTTTTAAGCCTTTGAGCATATCTAAAAAAGCCCAATCCCGAAGCAAGAATTTAAAATCTATTTCAAAGCCAGGCCCCGGCACAGCTTCGCCAATAAAAGAAGCGTTTCCGCTTATTATTTGGACATTTGAACCGGATAAATTCCAGGTTAAAACATCGCCAGCAGAAGCATAAACAACGCCTGAAGCTGTAAGATTTTGACCGGCGGCCGGATATGCTGGCGCAATATGAGAAAAAGCAAAACCAACATTTGGAACAACCGGCGTGCCATTTTGAAATAAGTATATAATAAAGAAAAAAGTACCTGGCGGAACAGCTGCGGCAAATTCTAAACTAATACTACATTCATAATAACCGGTTAAAGGTGCTGTATATTCATAATTGGTTATATTGTCGTATGCTGTCGGGTTTTGTGGTGCTGCTGTGTCTATTGTGTCAAAAGGCATATTTGTTAAGCCTGTAACAGAATAAGGCGCAGACAACGAAACAAAAGTATTTAAAAATTCATCATTATAGCCCCTGGGCATTTTTTCAGGAAAAGGCAAAGGCAAAACAAGTTTTGAAAATAAATCTGTATCAAAAAAAACACTGTTTATCGTATAGCCTATATTTTTAAATGCCTGAACAATTAAAGGCTTTATAAATAGCGCTGGCGTGCTTTCATATATTGAAGGTTGATATTGAATATTGGGCGCCGTTCCGGTGCTGTTTGCCCATTCTTTAAACTTTATTAATAAAAAAGCAAATTCTTGGCTTGAAGGGCTTGAAACAAAGCCGGCTAAAATGTTTGTTGAATTAAAAGTTTTTACAACATCTGTAAGTTCTGAAAGCAAAGTATTGCCAAGCAAAACAAACCATGAAGAATTATTTGAAATTAAGTTCAATTCAAAATTTTCTTCTTGCGCTTCATATCCAAAAGAAAAAGTTTTAGCTTTCTTTATTTGTGCTGTTCCTGAAAAGCTTGGCGCGCCGTCTACTTCAATTCTAAAAGGCCTGTATATTTTAGTTTTTCCTAATATGTTTATATTGTTTTTTGTTGCCGGAACCTTTACAGAAACGCGCGAAAAATCGCCTTGAGTTTTGCCTTCTACAGTGTTAATTCTTTTTGTAATATTAAGCGGCAAATCTTCAGCGCTGTAAAGGTCAATTTCTTTATTATCAATAAAAAGCTTAGTATAATTGTTCATGGCTTTTATAAATAGTTAACTGTTTTTATTATTGTGTTATAAATCCAAGCTGTACACTTCCGGCGGCCTTCATCTGTTAAAAGAATTTCTTTACATTCTTTTTCTGTGTCCATGAAAAAGCATTCAAATAAAACAGCCGGGCAGCGTGTTTTTGCTATTACTGTAAAATTTTTCTTTTTTATTCCGCGCCAGCGGTATGAAGGAAAAACTTTTTTATATTCTGCTTGGGCTGTTTCGGCTATTAGTTCACTTCTTCGGCTGGCATTTTCAGAAATAAAAATTTCTGAACCTGTGCCGCCGCCGGCGTTAGCATGAATAGAAATATAAAAAGCGTTTTCAATTTCATTTGCCCGCCTTACTCTTTCATTTAAAGAAATGTCTTCTGTTTCCGGGTTTATATCTACATAGTTTATTTTATCTGCTGTTAATAGTTCTATAAGCCGCCCTTTTATAGCCCGGTTGAATTCTCCTTCAAACAGCTGCGCGCCGTCGGCCCAAATAGGGCTTCGTTTTCCTGGCGTGCAATAAAACCCATTAATTACAGAACCATGTCCGCTGTCCAAAATTACAGTCTTTAAAGCCATTGTTTTAAATTCTTTGTATTATCAAATCATTTGCCAATTTAACAACTATTTCAAAGCGTATTTTTCCAGCCTGTGAAAAAGTTTTCTGTTCTTTGTTTTGTATAATTACCGGCACAAAATCGCCGTCAATTTCTGCATAAACTTTAGGCGAAGTGAGCAATTCAGAAAGCCAGGCCGCCTTTTCATTTGTTAAAAATCTGCTTTTTACCTTGTAAGAATTTGAACCGGTGCTTTTTGTTTTGAAGCTGCCGCTGTCTGTTGTTAAATCAGGCGCAGAAGTTCCGGCCGTATAATTTAAAGCTTTCTTTGCGGCTGTGCTTTCAGCTTTTAAATTCAATTCTTTTTCACTATTAAAAGTATAAGAGTCTAAGCCGCCCAGCATGTTTATAAAATGAAGTTTTAAATCTCTAAGGGAACAACAGCTATTTTTTATTTTATATACTGCTGTTTCTGTTTTGTCTGTATGTACCCAGGTAGGCCCAACAAGAACCATTTCGCCAAAAGAAACAGCATAATATTTTATTAATGGGTCGTTAAAATTTGGTGCGCCTTGTACATAAGTTTTAGTTGCTAAAACATCAAAGCCAACATTTAAAGAAGCCTGTTTAAATCCTGTTGTTAAAAAAGTTTGTGCCAAAGCATCATATAAAACAGCTAACGAAGAATTTAAAAGCTGTACACGAAGCCCGGCATAAGGTAAAACAGAATTTTTTTGAATGAAAGAAAGATATAAATTTTCATCTTTGCAAGTTGGCAAAAAAGAAAGATTTTGCTTTGTCAAAAATTTTGTTTGTGTATATGGTGCAACGTTGCCAACATAATCATATAAAAATTTAATTTCTTGGTGCTTTCTGCTTGCTGAAAAAATTGTATAAGTGTTTGAAGTATCCGAAACAGCCGGCACAGCTTCCAAAATTCCAGCTGTTGAAATTCTTTCGTAAGTAATTTCAATATGATAATCTGCGTAAAAATCTGTATTATCAATAACAAAATTATTTTGTACAAGGCTTTTAGGCGCTCCGGTGTCCGGGCCTAAAGAATCCTGGACATATTTTTGTATATCTATATTGAAATAATAGTCTACTTGGGGCGGCGAAAACCCTACTTGATTAAAAAAGCTTTTATATTTTACTGTTGCAATTAATGAACCATTTTTATAAATCTGTACAACGGCATTTTCTGCCGGCGTCGCTGCTGGCTGCGTTACATAAACTGTAAATTTTACAGGCCTGTAAGCCGGTAAAACTACAAAAGGCGGCTGAAGTGCTAAGGGCATAATTTAATATATTTTATTATATTCAACGTTCCAGGCTGTTACAAAATCGCGCTCTTTGTGTTCAGGGCTGAAACATTTTGAAGTTATGATTGCAAAATTATTCTGTTTTTCTGTATCTGCATTGTTAAATTCTTCTAATTTGTCCGCCGGAATTGTCGCAACAAAATAATTTGATAATTGACCACAGACAGAAATTATTGACTCATTAGCGCCGGCTTTTTTGTAGTTTTCGTTTACACTTTCGGCGGCTGCCTGTGCCTGTTCTTTTGTTAGTTGTTGAAGTATCATTTTTTATTTATGTTTAGGCTTTCAATAAGCATTTTTTGTAATGCGTTTTGAAAGAAGTTTTCAATAAGTTGTTCAATTTTCCTTTCATTTGCTTTTAAAACATTGTCAATAAATCCGGTTTTCCTGGTCAAAGGGTAGCCCTTTTGTTTTTGCTTTGTGGCTATTGCAAAAGCAATTCCTTTCGCTTTCTTTTTTGTTACACCAAATTTAAGTTGCGCAAATTTTATTAAGCCTTGAATGTATTTAGACCTTCCGCCCCGGTATGGCGGAACAGATGTAAAAGGAATCCTGGCCGGGCTTATTCCGTTATTAAGCGAAAGGCCATAAGAAAGCATTAAAAATTTTATTATTGTTTTTTCTGTCTGCTGTTCAATTTTTGCTTCAAAACTTTTTGAAAGTGCGCCTGTTAGTTTGTGACCTTGCCGAAGCAATTCTTCAGCCAAATTTTCAAAAATAAATTTTGCTAAAATTTCAGAAAGTTTTTTAATATGTAAATTTTGCTGTTCCAAATCTAAAAATCAAATAAAGTTTAAGTTGTTTTCAAGGTCTTTTCTTTCTATATATTCCGGTAATGCTGAAAGTTCTATTTTATGTCTTTCGGCGGTGCATTGTGCAACATGTGACAAAATAAAAGAAACTTGAAAAGTAATTAATTTATCATTATGCAAGTTTGCCCGGGGTTCATATCGGGGCTGTGTTCTTATAAATCCTATGTTATAATATTCTAAAACCTGGGCCAGGTTACAAATAAAATCTTCTGCAATTTGTTTAACATCTGCCCATTGTTCAATAAGTGTTTTTATTATTTGGCTGCCGCTGTTGTCGTAGCCTTGTAAATCATCAAAATATAAGTTTATAGATATATCTTGATTGAATCCAAGATAGTTTTCTTCTTGTGTCGGTTCGAAGTAATCAGGAATGTCAAAATGAAGGGCCGGAAACATTCGGCCGCTGCTGTTGCCTGGGTCGAAGTTATTATCAATATTTTTGTTTATGTCAGAACGCCAACCAAAATGATAAAATTTAAGGCGGCTGTCTGCCTGTGTCATTAGGTTAAAAATATTTGATATTTGTATTATTGTAGTATTCATTTTTCTTTTGTTGTTTGTAGCTTTGAAAGTGCATTTTCAGCCGAAAGAAACAAAAAAGCTTGGTAAAGGTCTGCTTCTTCTGCCGCTTGTATGCTTGTTTTTCCGTTAATATCAAAAATTTTACTTTCTGCCAGGCGTTTAATAATTAAATACCAGCCGTATGTTTTTTCAATTGCTTTTGCCGTTTTTGTTGAATTTGCTGTTGTAGCGAATAAATCAGCAAATTGCTCTGTAATTCTTTGTTTAGTCGAAGCAAAAAAAAAGATACATTTATAATTTTATCCATACTCAATTTTTTAAAAAGCTTCTTTCTTGCTTCGTGCCTTCTTTTGTCATAGCTGTATTTTTCGCCGGGGGGCCGGCATAATACTGCCACAACATCCAGCATAGAAAGCCAGGCGCCGTTTTCAACTTCCTGGAAATTTTCTTGAAATTGGGCAGCTTCTGCAAATTCTGAAACTGTTGAACCTTCCATGTGCTGCGCCGGCAATATATACTCCTTTCCATTAATAGAAAAGCCTGTGAAGTTTTCATCCGCATTCATTTCCGAAAGGTCAATTTCAATAGTCCAAAAAGCCTTTTGAAGCTGCTGTAAATTCATGCTTTGTTCAATTTCTTCTTTATCAAGTCCGACCCAAAAGCCAACAGATAAAGCCATAAATTCAAAACATTTCAGCCGGTCTTTCTTTTTTAATTTCTTCCAGGCTTTTTCAAGGTCTTCAGATTCATAAAGATTTTTTAAAACTTCCGGCGTTTTTGGTGCTACGTCTGAAAGGTAATTCAAAAACTTTTCAAAAGTTACTTCTTGCCAATTTGCCGGTGTTTTATATTGCTTGCTGTTTAGTTCAAAGCTTATCATTTCAATTCTTCTTTAAGTTGTTGAATTTCCGTTTTTGAATTGTCAGCTATTAAATTTTTATTTGGTTTTTCAATTGCCTTTTTTATTTTGCTTTCATGAATCCAAAGCTTTTCAGAAATTTCATAAACAGTTAAACCTTCATAATACAAGGCCAAAACTTCAGCCTGTCTTTGTTTGTTCAAATATTTGTTTTCTTTCGGGCCTTTCTTTGTTTCCGCTGTAACTTCTTTTAATTCCGGCACAACTTCCGCCGGCCTTTTATAAGGGTTTGTCTTTGGCGGCGTATTGTCTGTTTTTGTCCTGGGCTTTCTATATCCTAACCGGTACAAAATCCGGCTTTGTACATTTAAATAATTTCTATAGTCTTTCTTTTCAAAAGCTGTTCCTTCAAAATTTTCAAGTTTCTTTTCAATCCAGGCCACAACTTCAAGCTGTTTTTCAATTAAGTTCATTTTGTTTTTTTGTTTATAGTGTAATATAAGGGTTTGAACCTTCAATTAAATATTCAAAAATTGGATAACATAAAACGTCTATTTTGTCATCATGCTTAGCGTTTGGAAAAGCTTCCGCCTGTTGTATAAATGAATCTATCCAAGCGCCCCTTATAAGCTTAACGCGGCCCGAACGAAGGAAAGGTTCTATGCTTTCAACCCTGTTAAATTTTCCAAGTTTTACAAAGTTATTATTTATTCCGGTACAGTTCCAGCCGGATTTCAAAAGCAAATCTTCAAAAGCATATCCTGAAGCCTTCAGCTCAATTTGAATTAAACTTTCATTTGTTAGGCCGTTAAGCCTTGCAAAGCCTGAAAAGAAGGCTATGAAATCAGAAAGTTTTTTTCTGACGCCGGTTATATTGCGAATATACAAAATTTTTGCGGCTTTGTCAAAATAGCAAAAACAAAGCGCTGTTTCATCATTCTGCTTTTTTTCTGTCCAAGCGCCATCAATAAAACAAGACCAGGTAACAAAATTTATATTAAAAGGAAGCCTGTTTTCTTCTATTATTTCAAACCATTCGCCTTTTATCATGTCGCCGCCTTTGGCCGCCGGCCGCTGTTGATATAGCCCGGCAAAAGTTCGCGGCTGCTTCTGTTTTATTTCTTCTAATCTTTGGCGGCTGTGTAGTTGTGGAAAAAGTGCCTGGCCTATTTCTCGCGGGTCTTCTTTATTGCTGTTGTCTTCTTTCAGGGCTGGCAATTTAATGACTTTCCATTTGCCGCCGGCTTCTGTTGTGCCGTCTCGTTTTATTAGTCTTCCGGCCAGGTCGTCTTCATGTCTTCGCGTTATTGTAAAAGCGACTTTTGAATCGTTATGAAGCCGGGCTTCAAGTTCATCTGTAAACCAATCAAATACTTTATTTCTGTAAGTTTGGCTGTTTGCTTCAGCTACATTTTTTATAACGTCATCCATGAAGGCAAGCTTTGCCGGGTTGCCAGCAATTCCGCCTTCAACGCCTACAGATTTAAGAAAGCCCCGGCCGCCGACAATTTCAAATTCTTCAGAATTTTTTATATAACTTTCTTTTGAAGCTGTTACAACATTTTTTTCATTTAGCTTTGTATTTGGAAAAATTCGCCTGTACTTTTCAGACTGAATAACGCGCTGTATTTTTCTATTTTGCTTTTTTGCTTGGGTGCTGTTATACATTACTAAAATAGCTTGATAGTCTATATTTTGGCCGAAAGCCCAGGCCGGCAAATATTCCGTCAACATCGTGCTTTTTTGATGTTGCGGCGGCATAAAAAGCATTAAAAAAGGGTGCTTGTCTGTCAAAATCCAATCTTGCAAAATCTTACAGACAAATTTATGATGCCAATTGAATGAAAA